CGACAAGACGTGTATACAATATCTCGGTGCAAGTGCAAAAGTAAAATACTTGTCGAATTCAAACTCGACGTCAATCGCTGAAATGCCATGATAAGAAGTCATTGTAAAATCATCTTGTCACAACCCTTTATACAAAAAAAAGTAAATTGCACAAATATATGCAACCCTTTTGCTATGTCTAAATACATACTCTATTCTACAAGGTAGCAGAAGTCGCAGTCATGGCACCATAGTGCAAGTACCAGTCCAAGCGCATCAGCCAGATTCCGAGGCAAAACACAAGCAGTCTCGTAGTGTCTCCTACCGTGACCGCCTTGTTCACCTTCCAAACCGTAGGCTTTTTCTTTCCCTCTTCTACAAAGGTGTACTTGCCCTGAATCTCAAAGAGCACAATCGACGAATATGTCTTGGTATGTCTTGCCATGGTATTAAATTGTTCGAATATATTGGAATAATCAGTTTTTACGGAATCGGTACTGGATCATAGATGCCTAATACTGTATGCCTTTATACAATGTCCTGAGAGCGCCCGCAGAGAATGTCCCTTGTTCGTCCTTTAATTTTATGACGCTTACTATTTTTTATAGGCAATAATTTCAATTCTATTCTGGAAAACTTTATAGGAATTTCAAAGCGACCCCCGTGAAAAGTAAAAGAAACAACCACGATGCTTTCAATGGACCCGTGAGAGCGCCCCTACAAAGTTAAAGACGCATATAGAATGTCCCTTGTTCGTCCTTTAATTTTAGGGCGCTTGCTATTTTTTATAGAAAATAATTTCAAAACTATTTTAGAAAACTTTATAGGAATTTGAAAGTGACCCCTCTGAAAAAGCAAAAGGATAAACACGATGCTTTCAATGGACCCATGAGAGCGCCCCTATAAAGTGAAGGGCGCATATAGAGTGTCCTTGTCTGTCCTTTAATTTTAGGCGCTTGTAGAGAATAATTTCAATTCTATTCTAGAAAACTTTATAGGAATTTCAAAGTGACCCATGTGAAAAACAAAAGAAACAACCACGATGTTTTCAATGGACCCGATGAACTCATGAGGGCGCCCCTACGAAGTAATTTCCATGTGAGTCCTTTAATTTTAGGGCAATTGCTATTTTTATAGAATAATTTCAATTATATTCTGAAAAACTTTATAGGAATTTATGGTTTTTAAACAACAAATCAAGGTACATCTCATTTTCCTAAAAACTGATTTTTCTAGTTTATTCATGTCAACATCATTGATTAACAATGCAGACCATCTCCCAGTTCCTCGGGCACTCTGACAACTGTAGCACCATGTTCTTTTTCAAAAAGGACCAGGTGATCAACGACATGCCGGACGTTGGCATTACAACCTTTTTGCTCGAGACTGATCACAAGTCAGGGACACTGGTCAAAGAGTTGCAAGTGGACACGTGGTCGCTCCGCATTCACGCCCGGGTCATCATTGACCAGGCCCACAAGATCATCTACTTCAAAAACCTGTTTTACGAGTCATACGACCTGTCTGAAGACGAGATCAAGCTTGGTGGCTTCCGCTACATCAAAAATGCAACACGCGAGTACAACATGGACCCGTTCCTTGAGGACTTTTTTGGGAAAGAGTGGCACATGCACTTTGGCTTCAAAGCCAACCACCAGAAGCGCATGATGAAGCGGTGTGTGAAGCGTGCCAAGGCCATGGACCCCAAGGGCATATTGTGTACCGAAATGTACGAGTTGATTGCGGCACAGGCCATGGGCTCTGACTTCAAGGCAAGCACCATTGCCGACTACAAGAAGCACGTCGAAGTGTTGAGATTGTGCAAGGCATTTGTCCGGGAGGACACGGTCATTGCATTGGCCATTTAATGTATGCGTTGATTGACACATTTACATTTACTCTTTTGCAAGTCTCAAGAAATTTGATTATTCAAATGAGAGTTCAATTGTATACAACGAAATGGCGTGGATCAAGGACACTTCCCGGGTGCTGTGCGAAATGTGTCACGAGCCAGGTGTCCAGATGGGATGCATAGCCTGCAAGCAAGTCTACTATTGCTCAAAGGCGTGTAGCATTGCACACTGTGCCAAGCACCTCGGCGACTGCGACCCAATGGGCCTCGTTCTGCCCCACTCGCTCGGGCAGCAGTGCGACCACTGTGGCCGCTATGGCAAGGTGCACAAGTGCAAGGGCTGCAATGTGGCTTTTTATTGCGACCGAAAGTGCAGCCAGGATGCGTGGGCCAAGCACAAGGCCGAGTGCAAGGCGATCAAGAACGAGGACTCGACAGCAGTTCAGCGCGAGTGGTGGAAGGAAAAGCGGATGGGCATGGACTTGTTGTACGCTGCCACGACAACAATGACCTCTTTTGACCCCCAGCAGAACCTGATCGTCATGATGCTGCGCCGCAACCTCACTGGCGACCCGGCCAAGGTTGGATTCACATTGATCTTTTCGCACATCTACACCTTTGGTGAGTTGTACATAAAAGACATGGAGATTTCCAAGGTCTTGGATGAGCACCGTGCTAGAAGCGCGGAGGCGTGCTGGATGGTGGCGCACTTTTATACAGATGCCCCTACCACCGAGTCAAGGTTCAACACGGACATTTTCAGCTTGTCACCACAGATGGTGGTCTCGATGCAGGATGACATCCTGAGGGGTGTTGTGTCGGTTGACATGTTTACCAAGTTTCTCGCGAGCAAATAAAACAATTCAATATTATGTTATTTTATTTTTTGCAACAATTTTTTTAAATGACACATTCATAAATACATTTCACTTGTGAGAGTGTTTATTTTTATATAGTATAAAGAAAAATGAACGTTCTTACTGAAAATATTAATAAATTAACTATACATATTGATAATGTAACTAAAAATGTTGACAAATCATCTATAAATATTGATAAGATTTTAGAGAATTTATCCATATCATCTATAAATATTGAAAAGATTATGGAGAATTCAACAAAAAATATTGATAAATTTATTGCTGAAGGTATAAAACATCGAAAGATTTCAGAAAAACTTTTAAATGAGCAGACAACCTCAATACAAACTATGAATGCTGCAATAAATGGCTATATTAAAAATGAAGCCAATTTAATTGAAAACGAGATAAATAGACAAATTACAACATATTTAAAGAATGATATTAAATTTAAAGATTGTAATATTTTTGATATACAGAAGAATTGGCAATATTTAAACAAACCGACAATAGATCCAAATTTTCCTACGCATACATTTATTAATAAAACCCAACATCCAATCACTGAATTTGATGGAATATATATTATTACTAATGACTTAGGGTACTGTCCTGGATTTCCTGAAATTAAACAAATTCGATATAATTCGAATCAACCAACAAAAAAACCGCAACACGAACTTTTCAAACAATTTCTAATAGTAGAAGCCAAACATAGCATAACAAGACAAGAAATAATTAAAAAAGTTAAACAAATACAAGAACTTCAAAAGTATATACAAATTAAACCAACACAATTAAATTTAACAACTGAATTTAAAAATATAAATAGTTCCCTTTTATTGAACGAATTCAAGGGAGAAATCATTTTGATATTTGGATCAGAAGATATGGATGATTCAAGAGCTACACAAATTGAAACAGGTCATGAAGATTGGAAAAAATTAGGTATTTTAGCAGGATATGTCAAATGTAGTGGTGAAAGATATGAATTATATGAAAATGAAAATAATTTCAAGGCAAAAAAATTGGTATACGCTCAAGCTGTTCGAACAGGTGAATTAGAAATTGCAGGTGGTAGAAAACGTAAACTTGGTAAAAAGATATAAAAACATTATATTCATTTTGCAATTAAAAAACAATTGAAAAATGACAGCATAATGGGCTTTTATTATAACATGGTAGTTATCTCCTGGCGATCGCTTCAGTGCGGCATGTCCTTCAATGGACCAAGGATCAACAGGATGAAACCTTCAAACCTTTATTAGGTCAGGAAACTATGAAGGACATCGCGATGTGGGGATCTTCCGTCACATTTTACCCATCCACAAAAATCATTGGAGCGACAAGACCACTTGTAGTCGCCAATGGAATTTATATTGTGAATCTCGTGATGTAGATGCATGGTTCGTCTACCTAGGACAGTTATGCCGTCAAGAACTTGGTTCATTTTATACAATCATTCGAAATTATTTCCTATTTACTTCCGTCAAACAAATGACATCAAAACTTATTGAGCCTTTGTATAGCAACTAAGGATCCAAGGCCATACTGAACTACATCGAGTTTTAATGTATATTTTTTTATCAAGAACACAAGAAAAAGATGGGTTGGAATATGTGTCTGTATGCGTACCGCAACCCAATGTGTCACGACATTAACAATCCTATATGTTTACAATGGGAGCAACAACTTCCTTTGCATGCAGCCAACTGGATGTTGGCATGGGCTGTCACAGAAGGATCAGAGGCAGCCATCTCACGTGCAAACAACTATTTCATAGACATGAATTACAGATTGCCTGAACAGTCTCATATTGACTTGGACAAACATTCTGAAACAATGTGCGATTTATGCAAATGGTTTTATGATGGCCCTTGCTCATCAAATAAAATAGTTGTCGATCATATGTACATACATCCAAGGTGCCGAGATTCTAAATGGTGTATTGATAATTTCCCCATTGGAGAAGATCTGAAAGCATCTGAAGAAACACGTGCAAAACTTCCCGACTGGATTCAAATAAAAAAAGAAGATGCATCATTGTTTTGTATTGAACAAAGGTCGTGCCGTATGTGTTCATGGACTTTAGAAGACATCAGCAGAGTCAAAGACTGGTTTGGAGAACCCATCTTTGATGACGATATTATCGCATTTGAAGACACAAAAGAAATAATGCAGTGGGCAGAGCATCATCTGCTCGCGGGTCTTCATATTGTATGCTCAAGCGATTTCTGAAAAATATAAATTAACTTGAATAAAATAGTTTCAAGAGTAAAACATGACAACCGAAGACTTTGTGGATTCCACAATTGCGAGTTTGAAAATCATCGGCATGGTTCCAAAGAATGGCAAGCTCTGTATACGCAAGGGCCAGTTGTGCATCGAGTCGTCCATCAAGGCCCAAGGATTCTGGAGGTTCTTCAACGGTGACTCGCGCGACATGACCTTGATGCATGCGAAGAATACGATCAACAATGCCATGAAGATTACACGAGCCCTCATGAACTCGACAACCAAGGACGAGATCAATACATGGACGATTCAGCGAATACATGACGAGATGGAGGGGGCTCAAGGTGGTCTGCAAAATCTCAAGACGACGTATGTTAATGACTCGATGATGATTGCCAATCTCGAAGTAGTTATAGATAGGCAGCGCGCGCATGGCGAGGAAATTCGCAAGTACATTTGCGAGCTCACCTATGAATCGCCTACTGCCCTTCCTCTCGACCTTGTACCTAACAAAAAACCCATTAGCAATACCAATACGGATAGGGAAAAAAAGTAATTACATGTTTCACCTTTTAATTACTTTCAAATTCCTTTACATAATAGTTTTGAAATTATTCCCTAAAAAGATGGCAAAGGCTTACATAAAAGGGATCTATATGACAATACATAAAACAAGATGATGACACTGAATCAGCTCCGCGAGCATGATGGCACCCTGCAAACTATGGCCAGGTCTGGCACACAGTTCAAGGACATCCCAGGGTGGGTGTTGTATGTCACGCAAAATGACCAAACGGGCAACTTTGACGCCCGCGGCTACCCGCCGGATTCCGAAGAAATGAAACAGATCAGGTGTGCTTCTGTTCACAAGCACTATGCAGCGAAAAAACAATGGTTTGCAAAGGGCCTAGACGGTTACACACCCTCTAGGCCTTATGGCGAGAGATACGGATACACGTGTCTCGCGCGAGCTTTACATATACAACTACCCGGTGGTATTCGATCTGACTGAAACAGATATCGGGACGTGTGACATCCCTATCGGAGACAAATGTTTTGATGGATATGGGGGATCAAGAAGACGACGACAATTACCGACGCTTGGAGGACGGCATGTCGGTTGCGGCGGATGCGCGTTCAGCACACTCATCGTGCTCAAGGGCAACATGAGGGGCACTGTGTGGCGCAGTGATGGAGACATAGTGCATCTTGATCATCTATCTACGTTGCAATTCGACACTTGGCTATTTTCACCATGATGTGACTTCATACAAGACCAGCGATAAGTTGTTCGGGGTCAATGCAGTTGATCTTGCATACGCACAATCAATCCAATACAATTCCACACTGTAAAAAATACGTTTCCTGCAAAAAGCACGCGATTACTCAAATAAATGTTGCTTCCATACATGACTCCTGTCACAATTGCACCAATACTCAGTGCAGCAACTTGCATAATATGAAGCTCCATTTGTCATTAATATTTATATTTTCCTTTTATACCGTTTTGAGTTTGCTCACTTGGACTAAATTCCTTGACACCAGTGTTGACCCTGAAGTCGCACGTCCAAACGTGACCATTATAGAAATGGCGATGAGGACAGCCGAGCAGGGTGTGCGAATGACACATTCCAGACGGCACACATCTACATGCGACACCGTCCCTGGTCAAACCTCTGATTACCTCTCGAGATGCATCAGTATCTGCGCCCATCATCTTGCATCATGCAACAATATTTACCACCTTTTTTGGCCGAACTCTTTCTGAAAACACATCATTCGTCATCGCCCATGAATATTGGCATCTCTCCCACTACCACGTCTTTTCCTTTCTCGTCACTGTCACTGTCTTCAAAGTCCTCGTCATCGAAATCATCCTCGGGCAACACATCAAGCCGAGTCCCTATGCTCATGGTTTCCAGCTCGTATATGAGTTGCTTCGCAGCATACGGCATTTTAATAGTGCTATACGGTTCGGGCACGATCTTTTGTGCCGCATTCACAGGGATGATCATTCCTGTTGCCTTGGACACACACACTTGGTACTTGTCTGAACGCTCCATCATTGATTCTTTTGTAAACGCAGACAGACCATGAGAGATCAGAACGTTTGTTTCCATCTCGCCCACTCTCAGTCCTCCCCCATTACTTCGTCCCTTTGTGGGTTGATGGGTCATACCCACCATTTGACCAGTCTCTCGCGAGTTGATCTTGTCTGCTACCATGTGCTTCATCCTATAATAATAAGTTGGGCCAATAAAAATCTCGCATGCCATCTGATCGCCTGTCACGCCATTGTACATGATCTCATCCGCGTTTTTGTCGAGTCCATGGGCTTCTAGTGCGCTGCTCATGTCCTTCCAGTCCTGATCCTCGAATGCCGTGCCGTCTGCATAGAATCCACCTGCTGCTCCTGACTTGGCCAAGATACACTCGATAAGGTGCCCAATGGTCATGCGCGTGGGGAACGCATGAGGGTTAATTACAATATCTGGCACGAGCCCGTCCTTGGTAAACGGCATCATTTCTGGCGGAAAGATGGCCCCCACAACTCCTTTTTGACCATGGCGCGAATTGCCACAGAATGCCGCCTTTCCATGGCGTCTCACATAAACCACTCCCTGCGGCACCTCACAACAGTAGACACGTCCCGAGTAGGGCACCGTCGTATTCTTTGCCTCGATAAGTGGAAAGTTCTCGTAATCAAGTGTGACATTAGATCCGCGATATGTGGCACTGTGTAATGCATGAAGTGCTAGTTGTTGGATATCGATAATGGAGCATTCAGAGTTGTGCACAATGGTCTGGTCGTCCAAGATCGTGTACAAGAGTGTTTTGCAACAGCGGGGCGACAATGTCCAAACAAACTCGGGCAGTCGCCTATTGCACGGGCTATCATACAAGGCAACCATCATGGCATAGTATATTTCCCTTTTAGCAAATTCCGATGGCCATATCTTGACATATTTTTCGTTAACTACACCAACGCTACCGCTATCACTTTCATTTTCTGTAAATCTAATATGAAACCTTTTCAGTTTATTTACATGTTGGACATCAAAAAAAATCTCGTCTGTCTTGGTGTTCTGAACGCCGTAACGATGAAGCAGGCCTACCAGCACAAGGTCTTTGGTCACTTCGATATTATTAAAGGAAGATGCATATGAGCTCTTGGCCAACATGTATGCAGGTGGTGTCGTACTAGACGTGGTGAGGTCGCCAATCTCATCAGCCCGAATATAATCAAAATGATTCGTCTTGGGATAGCCCACAAACATGTTGTGATTAGGGGTCACCAAGAAATCCATGTGGTCGCTGGTAAAATAGCGCATATTACCATCAAAGTCATAGTGATATAGCTGACTGGGTTTCACATAGGTCAATGCAAATTCAGGTGTCAAGGATGCGACCAAGTCATTAATGGTGAGCTCATCCCATCCTATCCAGCCACGTGATGTGAGCACTTCGGTATCTGCCGAATAGCACGCCATCTTGTCGCCGAGTTCGGGACTTCTGACTTTACGCATCCGGATCTTGGCAATCTTTTCCTTGTTTTCGTTTTCAAACATGACCAACTTGTCAACAAAGCCGACCGTAGTCTTGTCCACGATCTCGCATTTGCTCTCGTATGACACGGATTCTTCTTGAGCCACGTAAATGTCTTTTTCGGGATTACCAAGGAGTTTAATATCCGTCTTTTTCAGGCATTTGCCAATGATACAATCGCCCTCGTCCATGTAAGATTCGAGAAGGGGCATTCCGTTTTCATCTAGCTTGCTATAATCGGCAAACTTGGTGAGTTTCACATCCCGGGTCACTTTCAGAACGTTGGGATTCGCAAACAATACTTCAATACCTTTCTTTTCATCTCTAATCTCTTCTGAAATATAGGATTTGAAATACGTCAGATTAAACATGCCGCGTTGAACAGAGGCCGCATTGATGGCGATCGAGTCTTCTTGGTTGTAGCCAAAACATGTGGATATTGCCACAATCAGGTTTTCGCCATTGGGGAGCGAGTTGGCATTGAGATAATCCATATATTTTGTTGTCACAATGGGCCGCTGGGGATAGTGAAGAAGATAGGACATGGTATCGATGCGATTGTTGAAACTGGTGGAATATACACCAATGGCCTGCTTGCCTTGGGCCCCCGAAAAGATGTTACGCGGTGCCTGGTTGTGATTGGAAAAGGGAATGGTCGAGCTATAAACACTGAATATGGTCGACGGATGAATTTCACAATGGGTCGTCTCGGGGGTGATTTCGGCTTCTGTCATGGCAATCAGGGAGCAGTTGGTCTCTTCAACGTCGAGGAACTCGATCACACCTCCTGTGCTTTTTGCATCACGTAGACCCGGATCAATAAACGATTCATGATATTCATTATCAAGGCCACTGTCGCCAATTAAAAGCTCCCGCCACGTCTTTGACCCATCTCGGCTTGCTTTGTAAACAAGAGAGCCATCCTTGACAATATATAGGGGGCGGCAACAACGCCCTGCCTCGGTCAACACATTAATCCGCCTCTCGGGAATGTTCCATGACACTGATATGAGCACATTGATAAACCCACCACGCCTTAGCATACGTATATACTCAACAATCTCTGCAGGCTTGTATACAATGCCCAACCAGTTGTTATTGATGCATAGTTTTGTGGCATCAAGATTGCTCATCATATCATATTCCACATCTATCAGTTTTACAATTTCAAAATACTTTTCAATAGCGGCAAGCATAATCTTGAACGACACACTGAAAGAAATGTTGCAGAGTACAGCCATGTTCTTCAGTAGGCCAATGCTCGCGCCATCCGGACTCTCGCAGGGACACATCATGCCATATTGAGAGGTCTCGAGCTGATGTGGAGACCTGATCTTGATCGAGGTATCCATAGGGGCATTGACACGGCGCAAGTGAGATATGAAACCCATGTAGGAAATGCGGTTCAGATCTTGGACAATGCCTTGCTTAGTGCTATCGTTTAGCAGGCCCCAGTTGCCCTTGAGCGATTTGACAAGTCCAAACTGGAACTTTTCAGAGGCTCCAAAGATCTCGGCCTTGTTGTGTTCGTTGATCAGATTCATAATGTTGTCGAGATTGGCACCAAACTCGTACTTGTTATCAATCTTTTTCATGGTCTCGACTCGGAAATTATTGTAGAAATCTTTGAAAATATCCCCCAAAAGAAAGCCAGAGATGCCAACACGTTTGGCAATATAGTTGTCACGATCCGATTCTTGACGTAGGCCACTGCCCACCTCGATTAAATGGCGAACCGTCTCACCCAAGATCTTGGCCTTGTCAGAGAGGGATGAGGGTACATTTGGGAAAAAGTCCTCGAAGAATACATGCAAAACATTTTCAATCGTTTTGAAATCCGTGTGGGGTTGAATGAATGCCAGGGCCTCTGTCTGACCAAAGAGGATGCTCCCTTCAATAACACTGGGGCGGAGATAGTCGAGGAGTTTTCTCCCATTCGCTGTTTCGTAGTCGTGGACAATGAGTTTGATAATAGCAAGGTCACTCTCAATACCCAGGGCACGGAAAAGAACAAATAGCGAAACGACAACACTAATATGGGGCACTTTGACATGGACTTGACCCTTGTGAGTGATGTATAACCATAGTGTCTTGGGGAATACGGAATCCGTTTCCGAAGTGCATCTCATAAAGGCCTGGAAAGCGTAAGTGTCGTCACGGGCGCTCGAGACAAATAGGCGGTTGTTGACATTGCGTTCTTGGGCCACGATAACTTTCTCCTTGCCATCGATGACAAAATAGCCACCCTGGTCGAACTGGCACTCTCCTGTCTTGCGAATATCCGCGGCCCCATACAATTTGCACATTTGTGAGTGCAGCATGACTGGAATATGGCACATGAATACATCTTTTAGCACTTTCGGCTTGTGCACCTGCAACTTTGTTCCCATATTCTCCGTAATAGATATGGTAACATCAGCATGCATCGCGTATACGTAGGACTTGTTTTGAATACGGCATTCGTTTGGCAGCAGCTTGAGTGTATCAACAAACGTAGGGGAGCCAATTGTGACGTCGATGTTGTGCTTGAGCCTTCCTTGCTCGTTCTTTTTAATAATCGTAAATGGGTTCATGCTCTGAATGACAGTATCAATTGTCGAATTAATAAATTGATTGTACGAGTCAAGATGATGCTTGCTTATAAAATATTTATTGTTGGAAAAATAAGTGTCGAGTACCATGACGACCTTGCTTCTTATACTAACTTTTTATTTTTGCAACGTCTACCGCCACCAGCGGCGCCATTTGTCAACAGGGGGTTAAAGTGACCATACATGTCGGCAGGAAACTCCATGACATTTGTCTCGGGTATGTATGCCGTAAGGGGTTGGGCAAAATGGGTCGCCATACTGCTCGACATGTTTGCTGCCGGTCCATCAAGAGTGGCAGCAGGCAGGGTTAGACTTGGATCGCCACCGGATCCATTGAATAGCGTATAATGGCGGCCGCCACCTTTCTTAACTTGTACCTCGGTTGCAAATGAATCAAAAAATTGTTTAAAATCGCGTTCCATTTATTTACAAAAAGCAAATAAATTACAATGCAAAGGCAAAATAGTATTTGAAAAGCAGCAGTCGAATGACTTGATCCTCGAAAGTATTTTCCCCATAAGCATAACCCAAATCTTTATAACATTTATAGCAAAACGTGTCGAATACTTGGTGTTTGCCACACTCTGTCATGTACGTGTTATATCTTGCCACATTGATGTGTTTGGCAATGTCTTGGTGGTCAATGAGTCCGGGCATCATTTAAATCTGGTACATTTAGAGTTGTCCCGGACAAACGTGTCAGAGGTATTTAGTAGATGTCCCGTGGGTCCGCCGTATTGGCCGCCACGGGATAGGTATATGGCAAATCGTACTTGACAATGATGACTTGTACGTACTTCCAAGTACACTCTCCGAATCCTACAATTGTCTTTTCAGGAACATCTATTCCTGAAATGGTAATATACGAAAGCATGTTGAGAATCTCGCGCCGCAGGTCAACCATTTTGGAAAAAGAATCATTTGCTTCGCTTGTAAAACATTCCAGGTAGAGCCCGATATAACGATACACATTATCATTTAATTGGGTCCACGTCCACTGATCCCGCTTTTTCAAAAAAGCAACTTGATCGAGGAGCGACACCAATTGGGCATCATGGCGCATGAACTCGACAATGGCGTCTGACGACTTGGTTTGTTTCTTGATCCTTTCGCCGCCACTAGACCAGTAGAGATAGGCTACTGCCACCATGGCCAATATCCAATACAGTTGAAGACCCACCAGTTTGTACATGATCATGGCCACAAATGCACATACAGCCAACAAGACCAACATGTTTTACTTTTCTTTACACAGATATTGCAAAAACTGATAATTGTAATAAACGTAAAGAACGTCAGTATAAAGATATAAATATTTATAAAACCTAAAGAGCAGCATGATCATTCCGGTGAGGTGCTTTACGTGTGGCAAGGTCATTGGCAACAAGTGGGAGGCGTTTGAAAAGGAAGTGGCCAAGTTAGAGAACGGTGGTAAGAAGAACCCCTCGCTCCACAAGAATTTCGACTCTGACGCCAAGGGCAAGATCATGACTGACCTGGGTATTACCAAGATATGTTGCCGCCGACACATGTTGGGCCATGTTGAGATCGTGGACGCCATATAGGGCTAAGAACCCGCTCTATTTATTTGCTTTTGTTTGTGCCATTGATGTAATATGGCATCAAAAGTGCAAACACAATCCCATGTCACAACTGACCAGGCGTACTCTGAATACAAAAAGCTTCTCGCCGATTTGAAAAACGAGGATGCGACAAAAGAGACGATTTACGAACAACTCATGGCCAAGGAAACCAATGTCCTCGACCTCATAGGTCGTGTTGCCAATCAAAAAAACACGAGCATGTTCAAGGAGACTGTCCTTTACAACAAGTCCATGTTTGAAATTGCCATGCTGTTTGCCAATACGTGGAAGGCTATTATCAGCGAGGTCTTTATAGAAAAGCAGCCGTTGCGCAATTATCCGCTCATCTTTTACGAGGGTGAGCGCAAGATATATGCGGGGTTAATGCTAGTCCTAGTCGCACTTTTCTTCTATTTTGTCGATATTAGCTAAATTGTGATCAAATCACAACACAACAAGGGAGGAACGTGTGGAGGATTATTCACATTTCATATATAGTGCGCCAAATTGTACATGATAAATGTATCATTTTTTGTAATAATGGCACAAGTGTTGAGGGACATTCTGATTCGTCAAGCAATGTTGGAAGGAAAACTGGCTGAAATATCTCAAGCCATTGATACTTTCAAGGCACAGAAACCCATTACCCCTGCCCCTGTTGGTCCTACTATAGCCAATGTAGAAACATTACAAGACCAGCTGCGAGCGCTTGCATTCAAAGTGGAAAAGCATATAGATGATGTCAAAAATGCCAAGCAAGTGACAGAGCAAGTGCTATCGCTCAAGTTGGAAGCCATTGTCAACAAAAAGCTTGCAACATTTGAAAAGAAATTTGAACAGCCTTTGCCTTCCTCTCCCCCTACTAGCGTTTCTGAGATTGTCATCACGGATTCATGTCAAGTAGTTGGTAAGCCATCTGATGCGCTTTGGGGTCCATACGATGTATATGCTTCTCAAATAGTCAAAACAGAAATTGAGAATATTCCCATTGTAGAAAAAGAAACAGTTGTGCCAGCACCAATTGCAAGCAAGGATGATAAACAAGTAACAAGTGCGAACAAAAAGTCCAACAAGAACAAGAAAACTACACTCACTCTTGAATAAACTTGTAAAGCCTCATGTAGGTGCGAAGGAACTCGGTCTCGTTGTTGACAATGCACCCGTTTTGGGTCGAGATCTCAAAGATGCTCTCGAGCAGCTTCTCCGCTTTCGCGTACTCGCCCTTGCTAATGGCGTAAATGGCCTGCATGTGCATGACATCCGGGTGGTTCTTGAACTTGATGTTCTCAAACGCCGCCGCAATCGCTTTTTCATCTTCTGCCCCGGGCTTTTGGCTCTGGAGGAGATTGGCCAGCTGAATAAACTCGGGATTGAAGAGTAGCTTGTTGTTGGGGTCGATGGCACTGAGATATGCACCATACTTGGAGCCATCAAGGAACACATTGGGCACTGCCATCGATGTCTTGAACTTGTTCGTGTCCGCGACATATGCCAGCTGAAAGTTGGTAATGAACTTGATGGGAAAGTACACATCGGCGATCTTTTGGGCATCAGCGGCCCTGATAAGGTACGAGTCGCAGCAGGGGAACATCTTGTAAAACTCGCTAGTTGCCTTGAGCACAATCTTGTCCTTGTCCTCGATGGGTGCCAGTGACGGGAAGCCAAGGAAGAGCAGATCCACATCCTTGTCCGCTTCCATGGCGGCAACCGTGGCATTCAGCTTTTGAATCACATCGTCACCATAGAGCACATCATCCTCGATCACGAGATAGTAATCATATGCGCTGCCTGATGCTGCGGCCTTTTTGATGGCCATACCGTGCTTCATGGCATTGCTGATCTGGTTGATATGCATGTTGCGCACCAGGTTGTCGTAAAACTCGCCATTGTTTGCCTTTGACAGATTCACTAGAGTCTGAATATCCACGGGGGTGATGGAACCAGGCTCGTACCCCTCGACATACTCGTAATCGATCGAGTTCTTCTTGAAAATCTCCACGAGTGTATTCAGGTGTTGCTTCCTGATGTCCATAAAGGACGCATGGACAATGTAAGCTTTGATAGAGGGAGCCATTTCTAAAGGTTGGGGACAAATAACTCTTATATGACATTCAAAAAAGGAAATGGGAATAAAAGCAACAATCAAACCCCACAAAAACATTGTCATCGCCAAAAGTGCTCGCAGTGGCAGCAATAGTACATGTACTTCATGTTGATGTGGTCGTGCTTGACATAGATGACCTTGTTTTCCTCTTTCTTGTCCCGTGTGCACTCGGCGTTGGGGCAGTCGATGTTGCTCACACGCGGCAGGGTGGGGTCGTACTTGATGAAGCGCGTCATGTACTGCTTATAATTTGTGGCCTCGTCGATGTTGTGGTTGGTGTCCAAAATGCACTCGGCTTTGGTCGCAAAGCTCTCTTCGATGGAAAAGGCACAGTTCTTGCAATAGTACTTGAGATTGTCATTCGAAACGTTGATGTACAACATATTGAAACAATTTTCGCAAAACTTCATGGTGCTGACTTGTATTTGTATATTCACAGGTAATCTTTATGTTGTTTCTCGAACGGTTTACATTAATCAATCTTTTTTGAATTGGCTAATTTTCTTTAGTTGAAGAGCCTAACTGTACAAGTTTGACGTTCCAAGGTTGACAAGTCAACCGCATGCCTTTACGGCTAATAGAGAATACGCACGTGGAAATCTAAGTGTTTCATTTTAGATTTTTTACGAGGTGTAATGTAAAGTGAAATGAGTCAAACTAGTGATACCATTAAGCGTGTTGAAACTCGTGAATTTGAAAGCATGATGGGGCGATTGAATGCAAATAGATGCATGGTTGTAAATGATTCCCAACAAATTGAAACATATTCAACTAACTTTGTTTCAAAACTCACATTCGTACCAAATTTAAATGCATACAAGAGTGGAAATGTTGTCGACATTTCGAACGATAAAAAAGTAATGAAGGCATATCAACTTGATCTTTTTAAAGAAATACAACAATGCATGCAACAATCTAATTTTGATGCCAATAAAATGTTCTTGGTAGGTACACCTCGTAAAATCTAAAATGAAACACTTTAAACTTCACGTGCGTATTCTCTATTAGCCGTAAAGGCATGTGGTTGAAAAATCAACCTAGTACGACAAACATTACGTTAATGATTGGACG